GTTCGCGAACGACGCGGCGGAGGTCCAGGCGCTTGGTCGCTCGTCGATAGGGAACCGCAGGAGCAGGCCGGAGGAGGGCTACCGGATAAACCCGCGCGAGGCGACGTGCGGGCGGTTCAGGGGCGAGGCATGCGTTACGAGGGTGCGCGGGCACGACTACCTGCCCGACACGTGGGTCGTGAGCTGGCGCGCGTACGACGCCAAGAAAGCGCGGTTCGTCCCGGAGCGCGATGACCGCGCCCCCATACCGATCGTTCGTGCGAAGAAGAGGAGGCGCGCGCGATGACCCCAGTGTGGGACTCGCTGTGGAGGCTCGCCGCCGAGCGCCAAGAGATCTTCTTCAGGCGCCTGCGTGGCGAGCCGCCCCCCTGGACCGCGGACCCGGTCCTGCTGCGGCACCGGTTCACCAACGCCTACAGGGCGGCGGACCGGACGAGCCAGCACCTCATCCGTGAGGTCGTCGGGCGCGGGTCAGAGTCCGACGACGACGCCCTCTTCCGGGCGCTGCTGTACAAGCAGTTCAACAAGCCCGCCACGTGGGAGGGCCTGCGCGCGCGGGTCGGCGAGCCCCGGCTCCAGACGTACCGGAGGGCGGAGTACGACGCGGCCCTGGACGACATGCTGGCCGAGGGCGCGAGCCTGTGGCACGGCGCCTACATGACCCCGAACCAGGTCTCGAGGCTCGGGTTCGCGGACTGCCGCGACCTGCAGCTGACGCTGGTAGAGAGCATGGTCGGGGACGGGCTGGCGGCCAGGCTCGCCTCGGCGGGCACGATGGACGAGGCGGCGCGGGCGCTGCGCGAGTACCAGACAGTCGGGGAGTTCCTGTCGTACCAGTGGGCCGCCGACCTGGGCTACGCGGGCCTCGTCCGCGCCGAGGAGGACTCGGGCACCCCGTGCGGCCCGGGCTCGAGGGACGCGGCGAAGAAGTGCGGGTGGGCCACAGCGACGGTCGGGCTCGTGCGCCTCATAGTCGCGGCCCAGGAGGACGAGCCCCGCCGGCTCGGGCTGAGGCTCAGGACGCTGTTCGGGCGGAGGCTGAGCGCGGTCGACGCGGAGCACCTGCTGTGCGAGGCCGGGAAGTACGCGCGCGAGGCGCACCCGGAGCACGCGGGCCGGCTAGGGCGCCCAAACATCAAGCAGAGGTACAGGCCGAGCCGAGAGCCCCTGCCGAGGCCCTCCTTCCCCGAGGCGTGGGGTCTGGGGCCCGCCGTGGACGCGTGGTACGAAGGAGGAATGCGATGACCGAGTGCGAGCTGACCAGGAGGCTGTGCGGGCGGCTGGCGGCGGAGGGGGTCGTCGTGCTGCCGTACGTCGCCGGCGCGATGTGCCCGGCGGGCGTGCCGGACAGGTGGGTGTGCCACCCGGACTTCGAGGGGTGGGTCGAATTCAAGCGCCCGGGCGAGCGCCCGCGCCCGATCCAGGAGCACGTGATAGGGCGGCTGCGCGCGGCCGGGGCGAAGGTCGCGGTAATAGAGATCAGCCCCGGCGAGCTACGGTGCGGCGAGCTCTCCGCACCGTGGTCTGGGGTAGTCACTATGCTTACAAAGCTGTTGGGGCGCGCTCGGTGAGGGCTTGCTATTCTTGCCATTTTCTTCTCCTCCTGGAGGGGGCCATGGCCCCTGGAAACTCCTTGGAAATGGGGGATTTCCGCGTATAATAATAATAATAACTAAGGCTAAAAAATGCTGCTTTGGATACCGTGACGAAGGGCTTCTCGATTCGGGGAGGGGAGACAGGAGACAGGAGAAAATGGCAAAAGTGTCAAGGGTCGACTTTACCGACAAGAGGCAGCGCAGGGACTACTATAGGGAGCGGCACCGCGCGCGGCGGGACGCCCAGCTGCCCGAGGACCGGAGGTGCGAGACATGCGGCCAGGTGAGGACGAAGTCGCGGCAGTGGGTCCTGACGGGTGGGCGCGCGGTGTGCAGGTCGTGCTGGATGAGAGAGCGCAGTACCTCCTCGACGGGCAGAGGGTCGCCGAGCTGAGGGCCGTGTCGCAGACGAGGTTCGCGGAGGCCTGCGGGTGGGGGAGGAGCAGGCAGAGCAGGCTCGAGTCCGGGAGGGGGTGGGTGACGGCGGCCACGCTGGCCAGCATCGTCCGGGCGCTGCGAAAGACTGTACCGCGGGGCGGACCCGGGGCATATTAACCCCATGGAACCTAGGGAGCAGGCGTGCGCGACGAGCGAAGGTTCAAGCGTGGCGGCGGGACTAGTCAGGCCGGGCGCGGCAGGTGCCGGGCGCGGGCGAAGCACAACGGCGAGAGGTGCGGCAACGCGGCGGTCGAGGGCAAGGACGTGTGCTGGATACACGGCGGCCGCACCCCCGTGACCAACGGGCGCTACAGCAAGTACCTCGGCAGGTCGCTCGCTCAGGCGGTCGAGGCGGCCGACCCTGGCAGCTCGCTGCACGAGGAGCTCGCGCTCCAGCGCACGCTGCTCGGCCGGGCCGTGCAGCTGCTCGAGGAGTTCGCCGAGCACCCGGGCCTCGAGCTGGAGGCCCTGGGCCGCGTTCAGCGGATGGTGGCCGAGTGCAGGGCGACCGCGGCCGAGATAGCCAGGGCGCAGGAGCGGACGGCGATCCAGCCTGAGCAGGTCGAGTTCGTGCTGGCCGGGCTGCTGAGGGTCCTGCAGCGCAGGCTGACGGCAGACCAGCTGAGAGAGGTGGCCGACGAGCTGAGAGATATAAGGTGGCCGGCGGGGGTGGAGATAAGGACGGTGGACTGTGGGAGTGTCTGCGACGCTGAAAATGGAGCTGACGGTGACGGAGGAGAAGGAGACGGGGACGGACCTGGCGAGCGACAAGAGCGTCACGCACTCGCTGCTCAACACGGTCAAGCGGCTGACGGCCACCAGCTCCCCGGCGGCTAGCAAGGTGGCGGCGTTTGACGCCGCCCTTGCCGGAGGGGCCGCGACGCTCGACCTCACGTCGCTCGGGGACGAGTCGGCCGACATGTCTGGGCTCAAGATGCGCGCGCTGTTCGCCAGGGGCAAGAGCACCAACGCGGCTGTCATCACGATGGCCCCGGCCGTGGCGGATGGGTACGAGTTCCAGGGGGCTGACGGCCAGGTGCAGGCGCACGCCGACGACTTGGTGCGGCTGTACCTAGGGGACAACGCCCCAGCGGTCGCCGCGGGGGCCAAGGACATCGCGCTCGCCGGGACCGGGTCTGAGGTTCTTCAGCTGGTCATGCTGTTTGGGTAGGGACGTGTTGCAGTTTCTTGACATGCTGGCAGACTGCCTTGAGGACGCGCCGCCGCCGCTCGTTCGGATGGGGAGCGACGAGTTCGCGAGGCGGGTGCTCGGGGTGCGTCTGTGGGCCGGGCAGCGCAGGATCAACGACGCTGTGGCCGCGGGGCACAGGAGGGTGTACGTGGGTACCGGGCACGGGATCGGGAAGACGTTTGACTGCGCGCACCTCGTGTGCTGGGCGCTCGCGACGTGGGACCCGCCCCCTGTGGTCATCACCAGCGCCCCGACGTTTCGCCAGGTGCGCGACCAGCTGTGGCGTGAGGTCCGGCAGATGTGGAACGGTTCCGAGCGCCTCGCGCATCTCGCTGAGTGCATGACGACGAAGGTGGAACTGGACGAGACGCACTACGCGTACGGGTTCAGTACGAACGAGCCCGCCAGGTTCCAGGGCATCCACGCCCCGAGGCTGCTGTTCGTCATCGACGAGGCGAACGGCTTCCCGGACAAGATCAAAGAGGCGATAGACGCGTGCATGACAGGAGGGGGAGCCCAGCTGGTCGCGATAGGTAACTGCGTGGTCCCGTACGGCTGGTTCTTCAGGGGGTTCGGCGACCCGTCGGTGAGGACGATGCGCATCAGCTCGAGGCGGCACCCAAACGTCAGGGCCGGGCGGGAGCTGATCCGCGGCGCCGTCACGCGCGGCTGGATAGAGGAGTTCGAGGCCGAGTACGCCAGCAGGCCTGAGATCGTCGCGAGCAGGGTCGACGCCGTGTTCCCGAGCTCGGCGTCTCACGGGCTGATAGACAGGGAGTGGCTGGACGCTGCCCGCTCGGTGGAGGCCCGCACGCGGTGGCCGGTGGTGCTGTCCGTGGACGTCGCTAGGTACGGGGACAACCTCACGGTCATGACCAGGCAGGAGGGGCAGCTGATGGCCAGGGCGTGGGAGTGGTCGAAGTGCGGGATCGACGAGACGGCGAGGCGCGTGGCCAGGGAGGCAAGAGAGCACGGGGCCGACTACGTGGTGGTGGACGACGACGGGGTCGGGGGAGGGGTCACCGACATACTCAGGTCGGACGGGATGCCGGTGGTCGCCTTCCACAACGGGGGGCGAGCTGACCGACCCGAGGTGTTCACGTCTCAGGCCACCGAGGCGTACTGGGCGGTGCGCAGTCACCTCGAGGGGAGGGTGCTGGCCGCGGACGTCTCTGACGGGTTGTCGCTCCAGCTGACGACGCGGGAGTACGAGATGCGCCCGTCCGGGCAGATCAAGCTGGAGAGCAAGGACGAGTACAGGAGGCGCACGGGTCTCGGCTCTCCGGACAGGGCCGACTCGTGGGCCATGGGCGTCTGGCAGGTCGACAGGGCCTGGAGGAGGAGCGCCGCGTGAGCGACAAGAACGGGTGCGAGCAGCCACTTCCTGAGTGTCTCGGGCGCATTGCGCGAATCGAGGAGACTGTGGATGAGGTCAAGAGCGGAGTCGTGGCGATCCGCGAAGCGGTGTTCGGGAACGGGGACCCGGCCAACTCGCTCATCGTGCGGCACAAGAGCGTCGCAGACGCCATGGAGAAGATGGACAAGAGGCACGCGCGGTCAGCCGCGCGGCAGTCGAAGATGCTATGGGGGATAATCGTCGGCATCGTCTCGCTGCTCGCCGCCGTGGCGAAGGACGTGACGATCGACTGGCTGACCAAGGAGAAGGTGGATGAGAGCCCGAAGGTTGCTCGCGTCGCTGACGCTGTGCCTGCTGGCCGGGTGCCTGCAGACGGGATGTAGCGCGTCGTACTGGCTCGGCGCAAAAGCCGGACAGACGAGGTTCAGGGTCGACCCGTTCACGCACTCGGTGACGTTCGACGACACAAAGAACAACAACGTTGACATCGACAGGCTCACGATCGACGAGCAGAAGAAGGTCTACGAGCTGCTAGGCTTCCGCCTGGTGAACAACGCCAGCGACCCGATCGCGGCTGAGGTCGACCGCGTCGTGGCGGCCGGGCAGGGGCAGCTGTCCCAGAAGGCCTACGCGGAGGTCGTCATGAGCGGGGTGGCCAACGTCGTCGAGAAGGCGACCCCGGCGCTGTCCCAGATGCTAGCCGCGCTGCAGGCGGCTGGCGCGGCTGGGCAGGAGTCGAGGGTCGCGAGGCTCGCCGAGGCGGTAGACGCCCTGCGCGCGCTGCAGGAAGCGAAGAAAGAGTGACTCGCCTCGCGACATTGCTTCCGCTCCTCCTGATGATCCCGGCCTGCGTCGGCCTGCGCGCGGGCGCGGGGTCCGTCGCCCCAGTAGGCGGGGCCGCCGTCGCGTCCGACCCGTCCACGGGAGGGTCGGGCAACGCGGTAGGCTCCGCCGGCGGGGCGGGGGCGGGGGAGCGGGCATCGTCGCAGCAGGGGCTCGCCAACTTGTACCTCGAGCAGGTGATGCCGTGGGCGGTCAACGCCCTCATAGCCCTCGAGACGCTGGCGGTCATGTTCCTGACCTGGAGCGTGGTGCGCTACAGTCACCAGAGGGAGATAAGGAGGATCGATGCTCGGTCTAGGGCTGATAGCGGACAAGCTGGCTGAGGTCAGGGCGCGGAGCCGGCTGGCTCGCCACGAGGCGGAGCTTCAGGAGGCGGTCCTGGACCAGTTGACGCTCTGGGGCGACCGCGTCGTCGACGACGACGAGGGGGTGGTCGTGGGGTCGGACGCGTACCTGCGGACGTTCGGCCAGCGGATGACGGCAGGGTCTGAGTACACCCCGTCGCTGCACGCCCTCAACAGGGCGAGGCGCGTCGCGAGGCACATGTACGCGACCAACCCGTTCGCGCGCAATATTGTCAGGCAGGTAGTCAACCACGTCGTCGGGCGAGGGTTCAGGGTGAAGTTCGAGGACCAGGCCGCCGCGGACGAGTGGCGCGAGAGAGCCAAGGAGATCGACTGGGCGCGTCGGCGCAGAGAGATACCCAAGCGCGTCATGCGCGACGGGGAGGGGATAGCGCAGAAGTTCGACGGCGGCGCGGTCAGGTTTGTCGAGCCAGAGCACGTCGAGCCGACCCCGGAGCACTCGTCGAGCCACCCGCTCGGGGTGGTCACCGACGACGACGACGTGGAGACGGCGGTCGAGTACGACATCAGGGGGCAGGGGTCGGTGCCGGCCGAGGACGTGTTCCACTTCAAGCCTCCGGACACCGACATGGACGAGCTGAGGGGATGGCCTCCGCTGTTCGACCTCAAGCCGTGGATCGACGACTACATTAACTTCGTTCGCGACCGAGGGCTGCTGAACAGGTGGCGGGCGAGCGTCCTGGCGATCCGCAAGAAGAAGGGGGCGACCGGAGCCGAGCTCAGGGGCATCCAGGACCGGGTGCGCCAGGGGACCCTCCGTAAGCTCGGCGGGCAGACGTCTCCTGTGGAGCTGTTCCGCAACAGGGGGAGGATCATCGACACTAACGACGACGTCGACTACGAGTTCAAGGCCCCGAACGTCGGGGCTCAGGACGCCGCTGAGGACGGGAGAGCGTGCAGGCTGCTCATCGCGGTCATGTGCTCGTTCCCAGAGTACCTCGTGACGAGCGACGCGGCCAACGCTAACTTCGCCAGCACGGCGGTCGCCGAGTCGCCGGGGGTCCGAGCGATGGAGGCGTACCAGGACCACTTCGGCACGGACTTCGCCCGCTTTATCGAGTGGGTGCTAGGGAGGCCGTTGGAGGTGGACATTATCTTCCCGGCGGTCAGCATGCGGAAGGAGCTCGAGCAGACCCAGGCGCGGGCCGTCAGGTTTCAGAACGGGGTGCTGTCGAAAGAGACGTGGATCGAGATGGACAGCCTCGACCCGCAGAGGGAGTTGGAGAAGATTGCTAACTACGAGTGACCAGCTGGCTGTGGACGCGGTGGCGTGGCAGCACAACGTGGCGCACGCGGAGGGCGGGGTGCTGGCTCTTGTGGCTGACTCCGTGGCGCGGTCGTTCAGCCCGGGGGACTTGTCGGCCTCCGCGGTGCGCCGGGGGGTCAGGGCGGCGGTGGCTGCGGCTGTCGAGCGCCTGAAGGGTCAGCTGGCGGCGGTGTACGACGCCACGAGGACCGCCACGCACTTGTCGATGAGCGCTCGGACCCCGACGCAACTGAGGTTCGCCGAGGCGGCGGTGAAGACAAGGGGGGTCGTGGCGTACACCCCGGACCAGGCGGCGGAGAGGGTCGAGCGCCTGACCAGGAGGGGGTCGTGGGCGTCTGGAGTCGCCAAGATCACGCGGGCGGCGGAGGCGCGGGCGGCGGAGGTTCTAGCCGCGTCGGTCGGGGCCGGGCTGCTCCCCGGGCAGGTCGAGACGGCTCTCGAGAACGCGGTTGGGGGGCGCGCCAGCTGGCAGGGGTTCGTGCGGACGGAGCTGCAGAGGGTGAACAACCTAGCCGTGGAGGACTCGTTCCAGGCCAACCGCGACCTCCTGCGCGGGAAGCAGTTCGTCGCCACGCTCGATACGCGCACCTGCCCGAGGTGCTCGGCGCTGGACGGGGAGGTGTTCGCCGAGGACCCGCAGGACGGGGAGCGCCAGCTGTCGGAAGCCCCTGAGGTGCCGCTGCACGACAGGTGCCGCTGCACCTACACCGTGGTGGTCAGGTCGGCAGACGACATCTCGAGGAGAACAGGGCTCGCGCTGGACCCGAACGAGACCTCGCTGCTAGACGGGAAGCCGGCGAAGCGCATGACATACGACCAGTGGCTAGCGGGGGTAGACGAGGAGACGCAGGCCCGCGCTCTGGGCCCAGCGCGGATGGAGCTGTACAGGGCGGGGGTGCCGATAAACAGGTTCGTGGATGATGACCGGGCGCTCACGGCGGAGGAGCTCAGGGCCGGGGCCGACTCACTCAGGAGGGTGGCGAGCGAGGCGGCGATAGAGGCGAGGGAGACCCCGGCGGGGCTGGTCGGGTTCGTGGACTTCTCCGGGCGCCTGGAGAGGTCTGGGGAGCACAGGGTGGCCCCGGCGGGTGCGACCCCTCCGGTCGCCCCGTCTAGCAGCGCGACGGTGGGGGTGTCGCGCGTTAAGCCGGCGACGCTGAAGCGCGGGAGGCCGGCTATCGAGGTGTCGGCGAAGCTGGAGACGATACGCAGGATCAGGGGCAAGGTCGACTCGAGGAACAGGGACGTCGGCGCGCGAGAAAAGTAGGCGCCGCGGGAGAAAGCGAGTTATTATAAAGGTGGCGCGGCTGTTCAGGGTGTCAGACGGGGCGGTCGACTCGTACGACTCCTTCACTGGGGAGGGGATACGCAGAGGACGGCTCACGGTCGAGAGCGACAGCCCTGACGCCATAGCGGCCCTCGCCGAAGACATCGTGCTCGGCGAGGGGTCGTTTTTGGACGTCAGGGTGCTGAACGCGCCGGTGGACTGGCCGACAGTGTACGTACGGACGACC